TTTGAGCTTAGCTATTTCTATTACAGTTTTAAAAGCTTGAATTCCATTTATATTGTAACCTAATCTGTAATTGAATAACTCATCAGAACCTAAGGATTGAAATAAGTACCTTTTATAACTTTCAAGCCCCTTCTGAGAATATACGAGTAATGCTCTGTCCACCACAGTTGCGATGAATTCCACAAATTCTACAAAAAGCGGATGCCATTTGCAATTCTCAAGAATTGAAATAGTCCTAAGACTATTGAAGTCGCTACCTTCAATATCATATTTTTCATAATCTGTAAAACGTTCTGGGAAGAGTATTCTACCTAAAGCCCTGTAAGTAGGATAAATACCTCTAACTATTCCACTATTATCTCTAAAATCATCACTATAAAGATTTTGAAGATAAATAGCTTCAGTTAAACTAGTGTGCCCTTTCTCACGATTTACTATTAGACCAAATGATTCAAAATGGTCTTCAAGGTCTCTTGGATTTGAAGTAAGATATACACCATCATCACCCTGAACTTGTAAATCATCATCATTAATACCAAATAATTTGGCTAAACAATATTGAACAAGACTACCAATAGTATTGGTGCCGGGTGATCCGCTTGGTATACCATGGGATCCAGTTGTTATTCCATCAGGTGTAACTAAACCAATTGAGGTAAATCTAATAAAGATATCATCAATTTCTTTAGCATATTGACGTTGGAAACAACCCTTGATATACTCAAAAGCAATTTTAACTAGCGGAGGTTTTGCACTATCGTCGAACGCAGAAAAATCGATAGATAAAACTGATTTATTATATAATATAGCCTGATTTATTAAGGATGTCATGCTAAGGTCAACGTCCTCAGGAGAACGTATTGACGACCGAAAAGGTAACCGTTTTTCGATAGCTTCATGGAAAACTCGGAAGAACCTAAGTTCTTGAATCGTGTCTGCAGAGGGATAACCCCAAACGTTCCTTGTTTTACCACTGTCCTGAGTTCTTGTGAACAGCATACTGGGATATTGCTTACTAAAGTCAGATTCAAAGTTTTGTAAAATTTTATCCCTAACTAAACCTTTCTTCATCATGTAAGGTAAACCAGAGCTGGTAGAACTCTTCAAACTAGACGCAGCCTCACTTAACGATTTAGGCCTCAACCTATGATCTGTGGGTAACACCAGTTGATCTACGGTCGGTATAATAAATCCGTCCATACCCGCATTTTCGTATGAACGTAAAACAGATTTGATGCGTGACTTCCAAGGTTTAGCGATGGACCTTGGTCCTATTATATCACGATTTTTAGCCTCCATCCCCAAGAGTGTCTCACTCTTAATCGATTTAGAAGAGTATATCCTATCCCAAGCTTCAATGATAGAATGTAGATCTTTGTTATTCAACACTGGATGATGTACAATGGTCATACTCCCCCTCACAACTCTATCTAGGGCACGGGTAACTTTGAAGAGCGCGTCCTCACTGAGGTCAAGGTACTTTAGAAAACTATACCTTT